CCTTCCTCGCTCCGCTGTAAAAATTAAACAAAAGTAGTACCTACGATTTGTGCATTACTGACAAAGCCAAAGAGACCAGCTCTTGTGCTGATCTCTTTTGATGTGGTACTACTTCTGTTTACTTAGAGCGCGGGGTGTTCGCTCTGCCTCTCGGCTGGTTGTCTCTCTCATCCGCCTGCCTCGATGCTACTACTATACCACATGCAAGTGGTGTATGGAGTCGCATCTTTCATCTGATACAGGTGTGCTGCTTGCCTTGGTGCCCTGTGCTGTGCGTGCTGCGTGCGTGGCTGCTGGGTGTGTGCGTGAGCCTGGCCTTGCTGTGCGCCCTGCCTCCTGGCCTGCCTGTGCCTCTGTGGCCTGGTGCTGTGGGGCTGTGCTCTGCCATGCTCCCTGGTGTGTGGGCCTGCTATGCCTGCCCTGTGGGCTGGGCTTGTACGTGGGCCTTGTGCATGGGCCTCTTATAAGCCCCTGCCATATGGGCCTATTTTGCGGCCTTGTATTCCGGGCCTTATATGGGCCTCTGAAAAAAAGGCTTTATTTTCGCCCGGATTTTTCGGCTATGTATTTCCGGGATTTTTCCGGGCTTTATTTTTGCCTTAAAATTTCCGGCCAGATTTTCCGGGCTTCAAAGTCCGGATTTTTTTTCGCGGAGATTTTTCCGGAGAAAATTTCCCGGATATTTTTCCGGGTTTTATTTTCCGGCATTTTTCCTGGCCTGATTTTCGCGGCGGTATCTGGCTTCTTCTTTTTTCTCGATGTAATATTCGTATGATTCCCGGTTCTCCGTGACGAGTTCTTTCACGTAGTTGAATTCCAGGAGCTCGTACATGGCAGCTTTGTGGATTCTGTGGCACTGGCTTTTTGACATCGGGATTCCCTCTGCGATCTCTCCCCATTCATGACCGTCAAGATGGCGAAGCTCGCAGATCTCGCGCTCCATGGATTCCTCTGGTAAAAAATTCAGGATCGTGGCCACGTTGACCATGGATTTATCGGCCTTGGCTTTCTGCTCGTAGATCCTGTCTTCAATGTCGGCCAGCTTCATGAGGATTCCGGCTGCGCCTTCGTTGTTGCCTCCACTTCTTGGCAGTGGATCATATCCTTGCCCTCCGATCGGAGAGTCACGCTCGGCATTGATCTCAAGAAGCCGGACCTCTAGCTGCTTTTTTCGGCGCTTCGCTCGGACGTACTGGCCGAGCATCCATTCTAATACTGATCTATCGTTCTCCAATTCTTCGTTGATTTCCTGCATCGCATTTCTCTCCTTTTCTTTGATTTCCGAGCCTGTTACCGGGGAGATTCCCTGGCTTTTATGCGCTCGATGATTCTTAGCGTCTGCTTTGCCGACAGATATCCTTGAATCGATCCATCGGCCCATATCTCTAATAAGTTCATGATGCTTCCGTAGCTGCACTGGTGCTCTATGACGGATATTTCCTTCGTTGGTTCCGGCAGCGGGACTGTGATCTGATATCCGTCGTATAGGTCGTGCTGCTCATACTCGATCTTTCTCTCCTGGAGCATCTGCCCCAGGAGAATGATTTCACTGTATTTTTCCGACTTATTCATCGTCGTCGCTCTCACTTCCGGTGTCGTCGCGTGGCTGCTGGCTGGCCGCGTTCGCAAACATCGCCGCCAGAAGTGCGGCAGGATTGATTCCTTCTGTCTTTGGCTTCTGCGCTTCCAGCGTATTGGTGACTGCGAATGTTACGCCCATGGCTACCTGGACTGCCAGGTCTGCGTTGTGTGTCTTGTTGAGCGCTCTCATGTATGCTTCCATGTATATGTCTGTGTATTCGTGAATTCTTGTGACGTCCATCTACTTTCCTCCTTCTTAAACTGCGAATATCGACCAGATCAGCATGATCGCTCCGCCGATCACGATGATTGGAATCATGGCTATCATTGCTAAGATTGTGATCAGCCCGATTGCCGTTGCGATGGCCTCTCCGACTCTGGTTTCGTCGCAGATCTCGACGCTTGGGCACATTCCGGTGCTCCAGTAGCATCTTCCGTCGCATCCGTACTTCTTGGCTCTTTCCTGCTGCTTCTTCAGTTCCCTACTCTGTCTGCTCATCTTCTGCCTCCCAGTTCCATAAGCCCTGCCTTCCTCTTGCCGGTATTGGTTCTTCAAATAGCACTGGATTCTCAAATACCCACGCGTATCTTCCTATCCGGTAGTCTCCGAACGCATACTCTGCTGGATTGCTTCTTTTCAGGTGATCTCTGAACTCCTTATTGATGTGGACGCAATCTACAAGGGTTGCTTTTCCGATGATTGATCCTCTTGGCAGCTCATCGAAGTTATTCGGTGTGATTCCAGCTTCATGGAAATGTCGGCCATCCGGATCGTCAATGTAAACTCCGCTTGTATAGTCCTTTGGGTTCTTCCCTGCGTGGATTAAAACTTCCCCGCGATAGTTAGTTTTCCAGGATCTCGTTTCGTTCCTTTTGTGGCCACTTGCGATCAGCGTCGCCCATGGCTGTATAATGGTTAGTGCTTTCATGGCTGCTCCTTTCTGAAAAGCTCGGCCAGGCGTTCCTTGATGCGTTCCCATACGACCGGTCCGATTCCCTTGACGCCGTGGAGCGCATCCTCCACGTCCTGAAGCTCCACTCCGGTTACGGATTCCTGTCCGTCAATGAATCCGTTCTTGTAGACATCTGTCAGAAAGTCTTCCATCTGCTTGTGGTCGTATCTCTTGATGTCTTTGTATTTGGTGCGGTTGATCAGGTATCTATCCTTGGCTCTTTTCATATTCTTCCACCTCTCTGATTGCTTCCTCTGGCCAGCAGACGAACGCTGCGGTTCCGCCTGCGGTCTGGATCATCCTGGCTGTCTGCTCCTGCAGCTTGGATCTGATTCCGACGACTGGACGCTTGACCTCAAATCCGAAGTAGTGGCCATCCTTTATGAACATGACGTCCGGGATGCCTGCCTGGCTGTATGCTCCCTGGGAGATCTTGGCCACGAAGGCGTCCGGATATCGTTTCTTCAAGGCTTCCTTGATCTTCGTCTGGTAGTAGCCTTCCTTCTTGATCAGCTTCCGAAGCTCAGCCAGCGCCTGCTTCTTAGTGCTTATCTGCTTTCTTTCCATGAAGGAACGCACGAATTCGTTTTCGTCGAAGTTCTTTTCGTATTTCTCTAGCACGCTTCTTTTCCTCCTTTTCGGCCATCATCTTTCTGATGGCCTCGATCTGCTCTCTGTCGTCTCTTTCTGTGTTCATGGCTGCCCTCCTGTTAGATAGGCTCTGCCTCTGCGAATTCTTCCGGATCCTGCGCTGCCGGTTCTGTTCCGAGGTAGACGTCTTCCGGTTTCTTGTTTCCGGTGTTGGTCTCCAGGTAGCTTGTGGCCATCTGGTCTGCCATGTGCGTGAACAATACCAACGGGTATTTCTCTGCGGCCTGGCAGTATGTCTGGATGATATTGACCTCGCTCATTCCCATGTGCCATCTGATCGCATATCGTTCCTCCATGGTCAGATGGATGAACTCTGACGCCATCATGACTGATTTCTCTCCGTGGCCGTATGGGTTTCTGTCGTTGACTGCGTATACCGGGTACTGCTCCCACTTGTTATTGGCATCCTTGCGCCAGCGCATCTCTGTGGCGTAGAAGTTCACCTTGCAGAGGTCATGGAGCAACGCCACGATGATGATGGATTCCTGTGGGATGGAGTCTAATCTCATGCCTGCAGTCTGGAATTCCTGAACATCTCCGGTCGCGGTTCCGAGGCCAGCCAGGCAGTCGTAAACGTTGAGCGAATGCTGCAGCAGTCCTCCTTCGTAGCTGGAGTGGAATCTGGTTGACGCCGGTGCTGTGAAGAAGTCTGTCTTCTCCAGGAAGTCGATGAGCTTCTCGATTCCTTCTCTCTTTGTGCTTCTTAATAATTCGATAAATCTTTCCTTGTTGGTCATCTGAATATTTCCTCCGTTTCTTTGTCTTTAAATGTGATCCTGTTCTCGATCGTCAATCCGTATGCTCCGGCGATCGCTCTGATTGCTTTCATGGCTGCTCTGATGTCATATTCCCTGGTAGCTCGCTTCTTTGCTTTCGCAGCTTCCTTTTCCTCCCTGGATACGATTCCTACTGCCTGGTTGGCTGTCGGATCCGGATATCCTTCCGGGTTGTTTCCCTGGTAGCTCATTCCTGCCTCACCTCTTTCAAATATTTTTTGAACCTCTCCGTGTCTTCCTTGTGCTGCGTATCGATCTCTGCCTGGGTTGGCGGCATCATCAAAGTGAACGATGGCTCTGAAAAGGAAACCCATACGCCTGCCTCCGGATGCCATGTCATGCCTGGCAGCAGGTCGCTTGTTACTTTTCCGTCCGGTTCCTGGTGGATATGCTCCAGCCAGTACGGTGCGTATGCTTCATACTTGACTCGGTCTGTGTAATATCCGCAGGCCAGGTTCTCTGCTTTTGCCAGATTGAATTCTTCAAATACTGCATGCGTGACTTCCTTCTGGTGCCCTGCCGCCTTTTCCTCATCGATGATTTTCTGAATCTGATCGACCATGCTTTGGGCTTTCGCTCCGGTTAAATCTGGACCGGTTTTCAAAATTCCGAGCACGATGATGTGTTTCATGTAAATCTCAAATTGTGCACGGATTTCCTCTTTCAATTTTGCATAAGGCTTTTTATATTTGGTTTTCAGGAGTTCCAGCGGCACGTTTTCCCTGTTTTTACGCAGGGTTGCGATGTCCTGGTTCAGTTTTTTTAGGTCTAATTCCGTCGTAACCACTCCTTTCTGTAACCACTAAGCGTTTTTTGAAGTGGTTACGCTGCGAGCCCTGATTTTACGTGGGTTGTGCTGGGTGTAACCACTGTAACCACTTTTTTTAAATACATACCGTGTTTTTATAGAATTTTGCATGTGTTGCGCGTTTTTTGTGCATCGTGTGCAAAATTTCCCACGAAACAATAAATAAGTGGTTTTTAGTGGTTACAGTGGTTACAAAACTCTAAAACCCGCGCCAGCTCTGCATTTCGGTGTAACCACTCGCGTAACCACTCGCGTAACCACTAATTTGAGTGGTTACACTTTGGGGATAAATTTTGCGCGATCTACTTAAATGGCAGCTCATCTTCCATGCCTTCCGGTATGCTCATGAATCCGTCCTTATCGGTCATCGATTCCTGGTGGTATTTTTCTTCTGCTTCATCTGCCATGGCCTCGATATCATCTCCATCGGACTGGCTCTCTTTCCCGATATTGAATTCTATAAACCTGCATACCCTTCCATCAAATCGTTTCATGATGGAGTATCTCTTGGTGGAGTTTTCGCCACCATCCTTGACCGTAATCAGTCCATTGTCCGCCATGTATTTGAGCGTCTTCCTTGGACTGTATCCTGCCTTGGTCAGCGCCTGGTTCAGTGTTGATGGGAAGATGTACGCCACATTTCCGGATTCACTCATGGTGCCGAGGCATGTTCCGATGGCCTTCTCTCCGAAGTACGCCTTGTTGGAGATTACCCAGTCGGTGATGAATTGCACGGCGTTTTCATTTACGTCTCCGGATGCTGCTGCGATCTGCTCCTGAAGGATGGACGCTGCCATCCTCTTGGCTCTATCCCAAGACTCCTGGTTGATTGTTATCTGTTTTTCATCGTCTTTCCCTTCTTCCTTTTTCGGATCCGCTTCGGGCTCCGGTGCATCCTGGCTGTCAAAGAACCAGGTGTCTATCATGGCATCGGCCAGGGCGACCGCACTGATTCCGGCCACATGGCTTCCGCTCTTTCCTTTTGCTATGCTCATCACGTATCGCAGCATCTCATCGTATTTATCGCAGATGCTTTTCTCTGAAACCTTCAGGACGTGTTCGATGAATTCCGGGCCCGCCCATCCGAAGTTCTGTGTTGATTCCTGGTGCATGAGGCTGGCCTGTTCTTCTGTCTCAAATGGTCCGCCGTAGATTTCCAGCACACGGGTGCTGACACCTGTCTGTGATGTATCTGTGGAGAGTGGTTCCTCGCCGGTTGCCATGGCTACGGTTCTCCACTGTCTCATTGTCTGCAGGCCGCCGCCCTTTGAGCCTCTGATCTTTCCGGTACCGGATGCGATCATGTAGATTGTCTTCTCCAGTCCTTCCTGATTCTTTCCGGCCAGCTGTCTCTCATCGATGCCGAGTGGCAGGTCGCAGTAAAACGCAGCGGTTCGCTCCAAGCCGACCTGGGTGGCGTTAAAGTTTACCATGAGTCGTTCCGGATCTCCCCATGCTGACAGTGCTGCTTTTAATCCGGCGGTCTTTCCTCCTTTACTGGATCCCCAGTTGTATACGAAGAAAATTCTCTGTTTAATGATCCGCAGCAGGGGAGCTGCGAACGCTGCGGCCAGTATAAACCGGAACTTGTCGCGTTCTCGGTGCGGCTGCATGGTGTCTTTCCATTTATCAAAGGATCCGGTCTGGCAGTATGCCGCGGCCATTCCCTTCTGTGATGGATCAATGTCCAGAACGATGTCTTTGTCGTGTCCTGGGATAAATCGCTTCCCTGGCTGCCATCCGAAGCTGGACGTTGCATCTGCTTTCGTGATGATGTCGATGTTCTCTGCTTCCAGGGCCGATAAAAAACGGACGACCTGCTTTGCGTTTTCTGATGTTACCGTGCATCCAAGGTCTGCCAGGACTGTGATGCCTCTGGCTGTGAAGATTGTTGATCGCGGGTAGATTGCTCTGTGCCACTCATCGTCTCTCTTGAATGCGATTTCTATTTTTTCTTCTCCGGTCTCCAGGCTCCGGAGTCGCTGCGTCAGGATGATCGGTGTTCTGCAGACCATGACCGGTCCGTATGTCTTCTCATCGATGTGGCTGATTCCTCTGTCTGAATAGATCCAACCTTCCGGCTGACGGAGATTGACCGGTGCCCCTTTGATAGATTCCGGTATCACGTCTGGTTCTGCCAGGTCTATTTCTTCTGCCCGCTCCAGGAGCTTCTGGATCTTGGCCGCGCCTTCCTCTTTTCCGAATTTGATGAAGACGTCGCTCGGATCCTTGATTCCTCCCAGCGTGCTGCAGCTGAATTTGTAAACCTTGCCAATGAATCCACCGTCCCGGAGTCCCTGGATGACTTTCCGCATGAACGTTTCGCCGCCCTGGTCCGGTTCCTGGTGGATGTATAGCTTTAAGTCCTGGAGCTGGTCGCTCATGTTCGGCTTGAACATGGAGGCTCCCGGTACTCCGAGGGTGCTGATTCCCATGTACCACATGCTCTGCGTGTCGGACTCTCCTTCGACCAGGCAGGCGTATCCGCTCTGTCGCATCTGCGGGAGCCTCCATTCTCCGTAGAGGCATATCTTTCCACTGCTGCCGTATCTCCATCTGAATTCCTTACCTGCAAACCTCTTTCTGTAGGTTGCCTCGGTTCCGTCTTCCTTCAGGTACGGGATCTTCATGTATGTGGCCTGGTCTTTTCTTTCTTTGTCGTTGCTGATGTGGCATGTGTCCCGGAGGAATTCCACCGGGAGCCTTTTTTCGAAGGCGTACTGCTCCATCGAATAGCTCCGGCGGGATGCTGCAGGTTTTTCTTTTTCTGGCATCTCCACATGGTAGTCTTCCATGATTCGCTTGTATGCGTCCTTCGTGCTGATGCCATTCATCTTGGCCACAAAGTCCACGTAGTTGCCGCCGATGTCCTCGCTGAAGCAGTGCCATCTTCCTGTCTTCAGATCTACTGAGAAGCTGTTTTTTGAATCGTCATGGAACGGGCAGAGTCCTATCATATGATCTCCGGTAACCTGCGCCCTTTTGACGACGCTTCTGTATTCTCTTTCATAATCGACCAAACGGTCGAGATCGACTTCTGCCGTGTTCATGGTGTTACCTCTTTTCTTTGCCTATGTATATGAACTGCGGCTCGATTCCCATCTTTGCCGCAGCAGCGATTTCAGCCTGCATTCCCTGACTGATCCATTCTTCTTCCGGACCTTCCTGTCTGATGATTACGATCATCTCATCGCAGCGCTTCAGTGCTTCCAGGCCTGCTGCTATTCCGTAGTCGCGATCCTGGGGATCGTTGTCATCCAGGAATCTTGGCCAGTAAAGATGCGGCGCGATTGGTATGTTTCCTCTTTCGTGCACCTCCCGGCATGCTTCCACGGCGTCCCTGATGTGCTGCTGCAGTTCCACTTCGTTTTTTGCTCTGTATTTACTGCAGACGTAGGTTGTCTTGGCGTGGATCGGCGCGAGGTTCTTATCTTTTCCTGCTGCGCACAGTCCGATGTACTGCCATGGGTGGTCCGGGCTCTCTCTGTAGATGGTTTCATAGACGCCCTCGCCTCCGATGATGTCTTCCACGATGTGGCTCTGCGTGATCTCAAACTCCTGATCCAGGCATCCGTCAGCGTATCCTTCCTGGCCGAGGACCTCCCAGGCGAGTTCCTCTGTGATGATGTCTCCGTTCTTCAGGTATGCGGGATCCCTTCCGCACTGTATGAATTCCTTTAAGTTCTTAGCCATCGTTTACCTCCAATTCTGCAAGGCGGCCGTGGTGACCGCCCTGCGCTGTGGCTTAGTCAAATGGCAGCTCTCCGTCCTGGATGTCGCCTGCCTGCATGAATCCGTCGGGGCCGACTTCCGGAGTTGCTTCCATTGGTGCTGCTTCCTTGTAGTCATCTGTTGTGATCGCTACGCTCTCATAGCTCTGCTTCATTGCCTTGCGGAGCTCTGCGGTCTTTGCGTAAACGTCCGACGGGAGCACTCCCTTCTTTTCCAGGGTGACTTTGCTGAATTTGATACCGTCTCCGTTCTCTGATGTTGTGAGCTTGAAAGTCACGACCATGTGGCTGTATGGGATGTGCTGCTGTCCCATGATTTTTTTCAAAGCCTTATTGATATCCCTGATCGATGTCGGCGGCACTGTCAGGAGATAAATGTCCGGGCGTCCATCCATCATGATATAAAGGCGGCGAGTATTTTTACACGCTTTGCCTTTTCCTTTGCTATCAGTTCCGAACTGGTTATACGGGCAGGTGTCGCAGGTTCTGATTTCTCCCGTAATTCTGTTGAGTCCTTGCTTGCCATCCATGGAGCTACAGTCCGGGATCTTACTTGTATCTCCATCATCTCCTGCCTCTCCGAGCTTCTGTGACCAGTAGGCATTCATGCGGTGCGTGAAAATAATCACGCCACTAACTTCTTTCATTACCTCCGGATCGTCTGGATCGTCTGTCTCGACCTCGAAGGCCTTTCCTCCGCCAGACGGGATTTTGATTCTCTTGGCGTCGATGCCGCCATCATCGTCCAGGTCACCGAGCTCATCTTCCAGCTCTGCTCTGAGTTCCTCATCCATCGCCTCCATGCCGGTTACGATCTTGAAGCTCTCCATCGTTGCGAGTTCGTTCTTTGCTGCTGCCATATCTTATTCCTCCTTATTCTCTGCATCCTGGGATGCCGCTGCTTTTACCACTTTGGATTTTTTGATGCTCTTTACGCGGTACCGGTTCTCGATTCCGTCGTCGCATGTCTTGGTGATGAAGTATCCGCTCTTGATGCCTTCAAAGACGCAGAGGATGTCCTCTGTATCGATTCTCAGGACGATCGTGTCGCCCTGGCGCATTGCATTGCCTTCTGAATCGGATACCTCGATTCGTGTTACCTCGTTAACTGTGAGCCCTGCCATTATTCAGCGTCCTCCTGTTCTTCCTCTGCTTCAGCTTCCGGATCCGCTTCTGCGTCCTCGAACTGTCCCTCCAGGTAATCTTCCACCGGTGTGGTGTAGCTGCTGACTTCTTCGTATAAGTCGTGCATGATTCTGTCTGCCTGCGCTGCGAGCTTTGTCGCCTGGAGCACCAGGCCGGTTGCTGCATTCTTCAGGCTGCTGGCTGCTTCGACCGCCTTGGCATCGTCCTCTGTTGGAAGGATGCGCAGGAAGTCTTTCATGCTCTCATCTACCTTCTTCTGGTCGAGCTTCATTCCTGCATAGAACTCTGAAGCGATACCGTATCCGTCGTGGCGGTTTGATACCTTCGACTTGCTGGTTTCCTTGACCTGCTTGCATGCAAATTCCAGCGCGATGTTTACGTTTTCCTCAAGCTCGCGCTCTGATTCGAGGCGACAATCAAATTCTAACTGTTCCATGGTTTATTCTCCTTTCGCTCTTTTGAGTGCTTTGTTGGTTGATTTGCGTCTGGTGATGTCGGTCATCTCGTAGCTGCTTACGACCTCATCCAGCTCCGGCGGCAGCTCTCCGTCGTTTTCTTCGGCGATTTCTTTCATCGCGCTCTGCAGGGATCCTGCATTGACGGTTTCTTTGATGAGCTCGCCGAGGCCCTGTTCTCTGAGTACCTCGAAGAAGTCCAGGCCGCGTTCCTGCAGGTAGGCTTCTCCACGCTTGGAGTATTTGACATTGTCCTGGAGGCTGTAGACGTAGTCGCCGTATCCCTGGGACGGGATGTCTTCATCGATCATCATTTCTGCGATCTCTGCCTTCAGCTTATCGATGGCTGCATTGTTGTCCTTGGTGTCTTTGGCCAGCTGATCCTTCTTGTCGAGAAGTTCCTCGTACTGGCCGAGCATTTCAGTGAGTTTCATGGTTGGTTCCTCCTACTTTCTATTTTGAGTCCGCACTCTGTGCAGGCTGCTTGCATTTTCTTCTGCCGGATCTCCTGTCTTGACATTGGTCTCCAGCATTCCTGTCCGCAGATCGGACATTTTACCAGGCTCCATTCCGGATGCCCTTTTGGGATGTTTTTCTTCATCGGCATCAGCAGGATGCCTCCGGTTTCGTTTTGGCCTCGCGGCCAGATCTTAACTTCTGCCATCATTCTCTTGCCTCCTTCTCCTGAACGCTGCAGGTTTTCGATGCATCGGCAGACCGTGCATCTTGCGCCAGTTATTGGTCAGGTGGCTCAATGGCTCCGGCTTCAATGCTTCCGCGAATCTCCGGAGCGCATATGTGGCTGCTGCTGCACTGAATCCAGCCTGCGCCAGTGATGTGCGCGCTTCCAGCAAGGGATCCGGTTCCGGAGGTTCTGGCTCGAAGCTCTTTTCGTATTCTCTTAGCTGCTCTGCCTTAGCGTCCAGCGCTGCTGCTATGCCAGTTGACAGTTTCTTATCGGCAGCCTGGGCCAGTCTGAATGCCTGAGCGACCTTGTGAGCGATTTTCTTTAATATCATCATGTTGCCTCCTATTCAAAGTACGCACGCCAGTCATCCACGACTGTCTTAGCCATATCTTCTTTTCTGGCCAGTGCCTTGCCGATCATCTCATCCACGGTTCCTTCGGTCTCCAGGTCGATGTATGTGCAGGTGTTCCTCTGGCCGATTCGGTGGATCCTGGAGAGGCTCTGTTCGTATGTGGCGTAGTTGAAGTTCTTTGAATAGTAGACGCATGTATCTGCAGCTGTCAGGGTTACTCCGACGCCGAGGGTGTCGATCTGGCCGACGATGATCACGGTGTCCGGATCTTCCTGAAACTGTTTGATGATCGGTCCGCGGTCTTCCTTCTTAATCGCTCCGTAGATGGCCACCTGCTTCTTTCCTGTCTTCTGGAAGGTCTTATCTATCATTTTCATGATGGCGGTTACTTCCGGGATAAACCTTGCGAAGATTACCAGCTTCTTTCCTGCGCCTAGTACGTAGTCCTCGATGATATCCTGGAGCGCATCCAGCTTCGCTGTGTTGACGAGCTCCGGCTTGTCGCTGTCGTCTGTGACCAGGAATCCTCCGGCCAGCTGCTGCAGTCTCAGGAGCCTTGTCAGCACGGTCGTGGCCGTGATCTTGTCTCCGTTAGATAACTCTGCATAGCTGCTTCGCTTGATCTGGTTGTATAGGTCTTTTTCCTTTTTGCCGAGCTGGACCTTCCTCTTGATGAACGTCTGCTCCGGCAGGTCGATTGCTTCTTCCTTCGTGATTCTGAATGCGATCGAGTGCTCTTTTCGGATCAGACCGTCCAGGTCCTTGTATCCTACGATCTGCTTTCGGTTGAAGCCTCCCATGATCGCGTACCGGTTTCTGAATTGGTAGAAGTTCCGGCCGAAGATCGAAGCGTCCAGGAACCGGTACTGGCTCCAGATGTCGATTGCATCATTCTGTACCGGTGTTCCGGAGAGAATGAGCTTGTACCTCGCCTGGTCTCCTAACTTATGTATTGCTTTGCTCTGCTCTGCGTCGTGTGTCTTGATTCGCTGGCTCTCATCGCATATAATCAGGTCAGCGTCGTACTCCTGGAGCTTTTCAAATAGTCCATCTCTCCAGGTTGATTCGTAGTTGATCACGGCGACCTTGAGAGCTTTGAACGGGAACGCCTGCAGGTCTTCAATCATTCGGATCCTTTGTTGCTTCGTTCCCAGGAGCGCTTTGCAGGTCACTTTGAAGTCTGCGACCTCTGCGATCTCTTTTGGCCAGACCGACACGACGGACGTTGGTGCGATTACCAGGACTCTCTGGATCGCGCCTTTTTCATATGCGGCTCCTGCGATGGCGATCGCAGTTCTGGTCTTGCCGCATCCCATTTCAAATAAAAGACCGAAGCCCTTATTTGTGTTGGCTGCCATTTACTTTCCTCCTTCACTTATTTGCTACCGGCTCCAGCTCTTGGAACTCGGCTCCATCCATCAGCTCTCTGTCTTTCAGGATGTCTTTTCCGCTTATGCTTCTGATTCCCTGGTATTCGTAGTCCTCATTCTGCCCGCGGTTGTATCGTTTGTTATATTCCGGATTCTGCAGCCGCTCGTATTTTCCGCGCGTGGCCAGCGCTGTCCGGTTCAGCTTCTCTGCGATCAGTGTGAAATCGTAGCCTTCGTCTACCATGCGGCACAAGGTTTCCACCTCGTCCTCCGTCCATTTTCGGGGGGGCACCGCACGGGCTTCTTATTGATTCCAAGGTCTAGGATCCTACGCTTGATAGCTCCTTCCGAATGTCTCAGCTCTGCTGCCAGGTCGCTGTATGTATATGTCTCTTTGCTGAGCAGGTACCGGAGCTTGTCGTCTTCCGTCTTCGTCCATGCTGCGTTGTGCTGGCCGTGAAGCTGCAGCTTTTTGTAATCTGCCTTGCGCTTCACATCCACCCAGTCCGGTTCTGCTCCGAGACCGTATTTCTCAAACCGGGAGAAGTCCAGGATGCTCTTGTTATCCTCGGCCCATTTCCAGAATGCATCGATGTCGATCACCCTGAACCGGTTCTTCTTCACTACGTGCCATTTGACCGGCAGTCCGTACCGGATCAGCCTGTCGCTGGTGTAGCCGAGCATGTTCTTTCCGTAGATTGCAAGCATGAGCTGGTTTAGGGATATCCTTGTGTCTCCGGCCAGGTGTGCGCCGCATCCGAGCCGCTGCGCTCTGATGATGATTGCATTCTCCGATCGGCCGAGAGTCTTGGACAGTCCTTTGATGGAGACCGTGCCCCATTTATCCTGCAGGTAGGCTTCCTCTTTCTCGGTCCACTGTTTCTTTTTCCTGGGTGCATCAACGAGTTTTCTCATAGTCCAGGCACCTCGATTCTTTGAATGCGCGCGCCATCATCTGAGCTGTTTCGCCTTCGTAATTGCCGCACATTCCTTCGTTATCAATATCCGCATAGACTCTCCTGAAGAAGTCATCAAATCTATTGTTTGCGTAGTCTTTTGCGAATTCCTTTGGAATCTCTAACTGTATGATCATCGTCTCCTGCCTCCCTTCGTGCTCATATGTGGGTAGTCGCGGTCTGCGTATGCTTCTCTGTCCCAGGAGAGCTTCTTTCCGCACCAGTGACAGTGCGTGTGGCCGACCTGTGTTCTCTTGCCGCAAAGCGGGCAGGTATAAAGCCCTGCTGCACGTCTGACCGCCATTGCTGGCTGTTCGTACTTCTGGCTCATCTCTGATGCCTGAGCTGTTGCTTTGCTGTAGTCTGCGACGATGTCCGCTGCTTCTGTCAGCGCATCCAGGTCGTCGTTCCATGACTCTCCACCATATTCGTTCCTGGCGATCTCTTTGATTTTGCTCTTGGTAATCTCCAGCTGTTCGATGATTTCATCGTATGTCATAGTTGCCTCCTATTCTTCCTCGGTGTTTTCCTCATATTCGTCTTTTGATATGATTCGCACCTTTTCCTTCGGAACCTTGGCCATGCTGGCCATCGCCTCTAGCTGGCTGTTTGCGTATTTCTCAAAGTCAGCATTCTGCAGTCCTTCGATTGAGATCTCCACGATCGTGGCTGCGTATCCGGTGGTTCCTTCTCCTCCGTATAACTCTGCATCCTTTATCTCGAAGTAAATTCCGAGCGACATGCTTACGTCTTTCATTTCAGTACCTCCTTCGGATCCGCGAGGCCGAACGTCAGGAGCGCCATGTTGGCTGCTCTTACCTGATGCTCGTAAAGGCTGCCCTGCACCGGGTATTTGACCAGGGCCTCCGGTTCCTTCTCGACTCGCATCTTATCTACGGCTCGCTGTGTTTCATCCAATCGCTGCCTGTAGCTTTCTATTGCCGGTGGCAGTCTCACGATCTTGGAGAGCTTGTCCAGCAGTTCCTTGCTGCAGTCTCCGATCATCATGTTCTTGCGCCGGTCGTACTTCATTGAGTTCCAGGATTTTATGATCGCCATCTGTGTGTTGTCCACTTCGATCAGCATGATCTTTCCATCCTTCATTGCCATCTTCAATCTTCGTTACCTCTTTTCTGCTTCCGATCTGAGCCAGGCACGCACTTGTGAAGCGCTGCTGGTACCCATCCGTCAGCTTGACTTCCATTCTGATTCCCATTGTCCTCACTCTTTCTCTGTGTAGAAGGCGTGCGCTCCGTGTGTGAATAACTTCTGCAGGTTCCTGCTATGCCAGGTGCTTTCGTCGCTGGCCTTTTCAAAGTAGAGGGCTCCTTGGCTTTCATCCCAGTGCTCTACTGTGATCAGCTCCATTGCCTTCATGCAGTCGGCATCCGGCTCCACCTTGTCATATCTGCCATTGCTCACCGGCGTGAATGCTCCGTCCTGCATGATCACTTCTTCGATCGTGTCCGGGAACCTTGCATCCCATACCCGGTTCAGAACTACCAGCATGACCAGCGCCTTGCCTTCGGTGTCCTCTGATTCAGCCTCAGCCATTGCGATCTTCTCTAGCAGGTAGGCGTCGTTTGCATCAAAGTCCATGCTATGTATCAGCCCTGTCCGCGTTTGCTCCTGGTAGAGCTTCCATTCTGCTTCCTGGTCCTTCTGGTATTGTTCCTGGTAGTCTCTGATCATCTGAGCTTCCTTCTCTGCTTCCTCACGCTCCCGCTGATGGTATGCATCTCTTTCTCGGCTCATCTGTTCATATTCTTCCTGGGTGTACCATTGACCGTTCTCTGCCTGGAATCGGTAGGGCTCATAGTCGTCTGGATCCGGGAGTGGAGCTGCTATGCACCAGGCTCCCATGCCTGCGATAAGTACTCCGATGCAGATTCTTGGCACTGCCTTCCTCAATCTTCGGATGATTCGTTTCCGGCGTCTTCCTCTCTTTATTGTTTTATTGATCTTAGCTCTCATTGCTTTCCGGTGTTCATCCTCTGTCTGATACCTCTGCATCTTACTCACTTCCTTCTTATAAATTCTTTAATTTAGTAATTGACTTCCGGAGCTGTTTATATTGCTCTCTAGGCTTGGCTGGGCCCGGCAGTCTGTGACAGGTTCTCCATAGGGTTGAAGAAGAACCTGTCCGCTGTTTGCTCCCTGAGTATTGTGTGGGGTAGCCGTATAGCTGTTGCCTGCAGTGCGGTCTGTTTCATCGCCGCCATCCGGGTGTATTACGCACCCACCAGTCCATGCTCCGGATGTTCTCTCTCCTGGTGTTCTCATCTGCCTCCTAGCCGCCATTGTTTTACTTGGGCTCGCGCTATCTCTCCCAATTACGACGGTTGGCCGCAGGCTCCGGTTATCCGCCGAGCGGATTTATTGCATCGGCTCCGCCAGACCAGACAGTTTTTATTGAGGTGTCATGCTTCCTCTTGCTTCTTATTCAGTTGTGTGTTTATGCCAGCGCTGCTTCTTTGGCTGTATCGTCAATGGCTTTCTGTGCTTCCATTCCGGCCATGAATGAGTTTGTCATCATTATGACGAGGGTTCTCTTTTCCTCCGGAACGTTCGCGAGGGTTGCTGCCATCTTCTCAGCGTCTCTGAGCTGCTCGGCTGTGTATCTCTTAGCTTTTGCCATGGTGTTTCCTCCTTCCGTTTGGTGCGTTGTTTTGTTGTCTCTGCGATTATTATATATTGTCAACGCGGTATCTGTCAATACTTTTTTGTTGCCTTTGCGATTTTTTGTTGACAGTGCGCTATTTTTAGCTTATAATTCAAGTGTGGAGGTGAGAAAATGAACATTGGCGATCGAATAAAAAAAGTAAGAAAATCGCTTGATTTGACGCAGGAGGCGTTCGCTACCAGAATTGGTTCTGTTCAGAATACGATTACTGGATATGAAAGTGGACGACGTAATCCGTCGGCTCCGGTGATCTCTCTTATTTGTAAAGAATTTAATGTCAATGAGGAATGGCTCCGAAATGGGACCGGTGAAATGTTTAACCCGGAACCGTGCGACGAGTTAGATTCTCTGGCTGATAAATTCAACCTGAGCCACGGCGAGTACATATTCCTTGAAAAATATTTGAAACTAAAACGCGAAGAGCGCGACAATGTGTTTGATTTTATTATGGATGTGTGCTCTGCGATCGGAGACTCTGGCGTTTCTGGTACCGCCGACGCCGCTCCTAGATCTTCGGTTCCTGATATCGACATCGATGCGGAAGTCGAAGCGTACCGGAAGCAGCTTGAACTTCAGAAAAAAGCGGCGGCAGAATCGTCTCTCTCCAGTGGTGGAAACGACGAAGGGGCAGGTAAAAAGGAGGCGTAGTCGTGGGATTCTTCAGCAGAATTTTCTCGCGGCAAGCCGAAGCCGAACCTGCGGCTCCAATCGTGAAGCTGCCGGGTGATCGCATCCTTCGGTATAAAATAACCGGAAAAAACCCAGGAACCAGAAGGCGCAACACGAGGCGCGTTCTTTGTGGATCCTGGGAGGCGATCTCCGATGTAGAAGCGCGTACAGGCTTACTTCCTCCGTTTACTCATGAATTGGAAATGCCAGAAGTTACGGAGGCTCAGCTTGAGCTTATGAAAAAGTTAGGAGTTCCGATGCTTGATGGGATGTATCGCGCTGATGCGTCAGCTCTGATCCAGCACGCCCTTGACGAAAAGCCGCTATTTCCAGATCGGGGCCTGCCGCGGCCAATACTTCAATTTTTAATCGACAATAAATTGCTTTTATCTTCCTGGTTGACTTTGTCGGATCTGGATGATGAATTCGTGGAAAACTTCCCCGGATTACGGGCTCTGATTAAGAATTGTAAATAAAAAAAATCGCCCAGTGCTGCGAACACCAGGCGACCTGTTCTTCCTTGCGGAAGCTGTAAACTCTACGAATAAATTTTACAGCGTTTCCGATAAATCCGCAAGGGTTTATTTTTTATACTCTTTTTTGGGAGGTGAGACGATGAGGTTCTTTTCCTACGGACGAAAATCCGTATTTTCTGATAAATCAGATTCAATCGATAATCAGTTCCGGATGAACCGGGAATACTGCGAGTCGAAGTTTTCCGGCCAGGTGGATTCCTGGCAGCAGTTCTCTGATGAAGACTTCACTGGTGCGAATACGTCCCGGCCGGATCTGCAGCGTATGCTGTCTTTTATAAAGGGTGGCTTCTGCGATGTCCTGGTAGTCTATCAGCTGGATCGTCTTTCCAGGGACGTCCGGGACTTTGCGAACATTTACGCGCTCCTGGAGGAGCATAGCGTGATGTTCATCTCAATAAAGGAAAATATCGACACCACGACGCCGATCGGGCGCGCCATGATGTATGTCACGGTGGTCTTCGCTCAGATGGAGCGTGAAACCATCGCGGCCCGTGTTACGGATAATATGCTGGGCCTTGCTAAAAAGGGGTACTGGACCGGCGGCAATCCTCCGGTTGGTTACGTCAGGAAGCATATTGTTGTGAATGGGAAGAAGCACTGCTCCATTGAGGTGGATCCGGACGGGGCTCGCTACGTGACGCAGATCTTCGATACCTTTCTGGCTTATAACTGCAGTCTGCAGGGGATGGAGACGCGATTCAAAAACCAGGGCATCCGGACGCAAAGCGGGAAGTTCTTCTCGACCACGCAGCTTCATAAAATGCTGACCATGCCGTATTGCGTCGAGGCGACTCCGGAAGTGTACGACTTCTATGCCGCGAAGGGCTGCATCATGGATCCTGGCTCCCCGCGTGAAATGTGGGACGGATCTGTCGGTGTGATCATCTATGGCCGGTCAACCGAGAAAAACAAAAAGCACCAGGCGCAGCCGCCGGAGAAGTGGACCGTGTGCCTTGGAAAGCACAAGCCCTTCATGCCAGCCGAAAAATGGCTCGCGGTGCAGTCCCGGTTTACTCAGAATAAATGCATCAAGGATGCAAAGTGGCCGGTGCCTCTCCTGAAGGGCGTGCTCCGGTGCAAGTGCGGAAACCTGATGCAGGTCTCCAGAAAGAAAAAGGTCGACGGTACCTGTTCTTCCTGGTACTACTGCAGGAAGCGAATGAGGCAGGGTGTGGATGCCTGCGACATGGGGCAGATCAAATGCGATCTGCTGGACGAGGAGGTCCTGGAGCTATTCCGTGGCATCACTGCGGATCCTGCCTTGATTCAGAAATTCGTCAAAGCGGAAGCTCCGGCCGATGTTACTGATCTGAAGGCTGCGCAGGCTCGCGTGTCTGCCTGTGAGCGCAAGATTGGCCGCCTGGCTGCATCGTTAGCTCTGGCCGAAGATTCCGCTGCATCAAAGTATATCATCGCGGAAATGGAACGCCTGGACGTTGAGCTGGGTGCTCTGAAGCGTGAAGCCTCGCTGGCCGAGATGGAAAGCCACCGGGCTGCTGCCAGCGCGAAGGATGCCAAGGCCACGGCTGCGGAAATCGCGAAGCTGATTCATGGCCTGGATGGCTTCGACGACAAAGAAAAAAACGCGATCGCTCGCGCTGTAATTCAGGAGTGTACTTGGGACGGGGAGCGGCTTTTTATTACGCTCTAAGCCTCACTATTTCATAATGGTGGGGCTCCGCCCGCAATATAAAAAAGTGAATGTAAAATAAAGGAGGTGATTCAGCGTGGCTTGTAAAATTAAAACGCTCCTGCAGTGCAAGCACTGCAGGCATGATCTTGAGTTTGCGACAGTGTGTGGTGATCGTCGCGTGCCGCTTCTCTGGTGTCCTGACTGCGATATTTTGTATCAATATTTCGGACCGGAGGAGGTGGTCGTTGATCGTTCAGCGAGCGTTGAATATGTGCGCGCGCTTGCGAATGAATTCCTGGTTGAAATGTCATAATTACCACCAAAAACCGGCCGAGATCTTTGTGCAAATTACAGTTATAAATAACTTGAATAGTACCGGCATCAGAGCTAATATACAGACAACCTAAAGGAAAGCAATAAATGAATCGGAGGTCTTGGTATGAAGCAGTTGAGAAATATAATTGACGTATGGAACATGATTGAAAAGTTTAACCTGCAGGGCTGGGTTGTAAAAGATAGCACCGTGATTCTTTTACCGGTTGCTGAATACGAACGGCTTCTCGCAAGCGTTAAAAACAAGAATTATATTCGCGGCTTAGTGAGATAGGAGGTCTTGGCTATGTATGAACAATCTTTACTTTGTGGAATTATGAATGATTGGTATGGCAGCATGGAGGATCTGTTCCAGGATCTGAAGCATTACGGATTTGAAGTCCTGGAGTCCAACCGTGAAAGCATCACGGTATCCTGCGACGATGATGGTGATTATGTTCAGATCGAGCTGGTTCTTGGTGGAACCGAGCGGACGATCGTTGTTGAAGATTTCGAAGAAATTTATCGCGAGGAGGCTTAGGCCTCCGGTATTAAACCGCCGATGGCAGGTCCGAAGCCCTGCAGGAAGAAGCGCGACGGATACCGTGGATTGATGTTCGACAAGTTTCCCTGGTTTTTAATGTGAAAGCCTGAAGGTCTGGCAGCCCCGCTGGACGTCCTCGTAAACCTTGCACCCGGCCACCGGCCAGAAAGGCGTCGCCTATGATTGTATAAATTTTATCCTGGGTTTTCTGCAGCTTCCCCGCGCAGCTTAATCGAAGCGCTCCACGGTAATCCTTTTAGAAAGGAATGAATCAAAATGTTTGACAAAGAAAAATTGAAACAGACCATGAATGATCATGGCGATACAAATAAGGCGCTTGCGGTCTTCCTGGGCATGACTGCATCCAATTTCTCGACGATTTGGAACGGGCGGCAGCCATTCCAGCGCAAGCACATAGTCCGGATCGCGGTCCGGTATCAACTCTCCCCGCAGGACGTGTGGGATATATTCTTCCTGGCCGACGCTGAGACCATCAAAAAAGAAGCCAGAGAGGCTTGACCTCCCTGGCTTCTGTCTATGTTTCCGACATTGATGTCGGGATCATCTTATCTCATGAGTCTGTTGACTTCCTTCTGAACTGCATTGTAGTTGTAACCAGCCGCCTGCAGCTTCTTCTTTCTGGCATCTCCATTTCCCCACTTACCTGCGAGGACTTCCTTGGCCACGGCAGTCACGCTTTTCTTTGTGGAGCTTCCACCTTTGGCCAGGCGATTGACTTCCGCCTGCACTGCTGTATAGTTATATCCTGCTGCCTGGAGCTTCTTCTTGCGATCATCGCCGTTTCCCCACTTGCCTGCGAGGACTTCTTTTGCGATTTCCGTCGTGCTCTTTTTTGGAGTCGAGGCTCCGCTTGCGAGACGATTGACCTCTGCCTGCACTGCTGCGTAATCGTAACCGGCAGCAGTCAATCTGTTCTTTCGATCATCACCGTTGCCCCATGCGCCTGCCAGCACTTCCTTGGCCACTGTGGTAACGTCTTTCTTTCCGGATCCGGAAGCCTGGGACTCTGCAGCGTATCTGAGGACGTTGGTCCATGGATAGTTGCGGTAGCTTCTGATCAGGAACTCTTTACCTGTCTGGTCGCCAGGTTTGCCGCCTGTTGCGGTTCCTTTTTCGTTGATGCTTGCCTCTACCTCTTTGCCGTTGCCGCAGTACATTGCGGTGTGGTGTGAAGTGTTCAGGAGAACGTCTCCACGGAGAAGCCCTGCGCCGGTCGAGCGGTTTACCTTGCTGGTAACGTCAACGAATCCGCATTTTTTGAATACCGCGAGCATGTTGCCGGTGTAGGTTGCGCCTTTGCTCTTGACCGGGATTCCTGCGTTCTCGCACGCCTGGATCACTGCTGCGGAGCAGTCAAAGTCTCCATGCTGTCCCCATCTGTATGTCTGGTCGTATCCGTGTGAGTCATCTCCGGCCCATGCTTCCATCTGTTGTACTGCTTTTTCTATCTTGCTCATTTCTGCTCCTTCCTTGTCATACTTGGTGAGACCGTACTGTGTGATCAGTCGATAGTTGTCTTCGACGTATGTGCTCGATGTAGCATATTCGTCGTTTCTGATTGTCTGCAGGTATTCCTTCGGATCCGTGATTCCTCGCAGATTCTGGTATCTCTGCAGCTGGATAAATTCAAAGTATCCCTTGACGCCTTCCTCCATGCTGTCGTAAACCCTGAAGTTATCCTTGATGGTCGTCAGGGTTCCTGGCTGGTATTCCTCCTGGGTGGTGAGGTTGACGCTCTTGCCGGTCCATTTGGATCCGCATTTCAGTCCGAAGTAGTTATGATACTTCGCGGCCAGCTTGCTCTCTCCCCATCCGGATTCTAGGATTGCCTGGGCGATGATTGGGCTATGCACGAGGATGCCGTAAACGTAGGCGTACTTCTGTACGTTCTTTGCGATCTCCTCGATGAATCTCTGCTGTTTCTCTGTGATTGCCATCTTGCATACCTCCTAAATAAAAAAGGGCAGCCTGGTGGCCGCCCTGGGTGCTTTGTGCTTCTTATTCCTCTGAATCGTCGGATCCAATGTTTGCGGAGTCGGTGAGTCCTTCTCCGATGATGTATGCCACGACGGATGCTCCGGCCATGATGAGTGCCGTTACCTGTGTGGCTGTGTTCTCTGCGCCTCCTGTGGCTACGATCATCATTGATACGAATGATGCCACTGCTGTCCAGAGCTTTCTGCTTGTCAGTTTTCTTTTCCAGTCGATGTTTTTCATGATGTTTGTTCTCCTTCCTCGATGATATGTTTCAGTGCTTGCTCGTTCAGAAAGTTCTTTTGTTCGTGCTTGACCTTCTGAGCGTAGTCCAGGGCTGCGTGCATGTCTCCGTTGCAGTGTGCATCCGGGATTCTCTGCACGGCTCTGGCTGTGGCCTCTCCGAGCGCTATGGCTGCGTTCACGCTGTTGATGATGCAGAGCTCATTCTTCTCTCTGATCTGTTCGCGTTCGTCCAGCTGTTTCTGGCGCTCCTCGCGTTCCTCTTTTTCATTGTCCGCACGCTTCTTGATATTCTGCTCGATGAGCCAGAAACAGAAGCCTGTGAACGCGGACGGAATGCTGGCGGCCACGACGATTGTTGTCATGTCCATTGGTTCCTACCTCCCTCCTGCATTTAATTTGTTGCAGCTTCTGCATGGCTGCTGGCCTGCCGGAATAAAATAAGCCACGCACTCGCCGCAGGTACCGAAGTACCGGCAGCTTTCCGTGCATGGCTCGTATGTCCTTCTGCAGGTGTTATCTGGATTCCGGTGTAGACACTGGAACCTCTGGCTCTTTCTTTGAGGCGATGATCTCCTGCATTTCTTCATCTGTGATCCATCCTCTCTTGACTGCGTTCTTCAGCATTGCTTCGGACGCGCGTCCTTCCTGGTATAATCTTTTCAGTCTTTCATACATTTTACTCACCTCCAAGAATCGCGAGCGTGATGTCATCGACGCTCTGGTTGATCGACTCGATCTGAGCCTGCTGCTTTGTGACGGTCTTTGTCAGGATTTCCAGCTCTGATGGCTGTTCTCCGGATGCTTCCGCCTCCTTGGCATTCTGGATCCAGGTCTCTGTGTCTGCTGCGACTGCTGCAGCGAGGCCTTCTCTGTAGATCGTGTCTACTGTGTAGCGGTCAAATGTGAAGTATTCCTGTGGCTCCTGGTCCTCTCCTGAAGCCTGGCGTGTGAATGGTCCCTGGATATTGTCATATAAAATGACGGTGCAGGATCTTCCTTCGATTGGCGGGAGCGCCTCAATTTCAAACTGCGACGCAGGCCTGATGTTGCTTTCTGTCTTCATCAGCGATTACTCCTTTCAGATGCTTAATATTAACAAACGGCCGCACCCACTTCTCGTAGAAGCGCTGGCTGTCTGAATTCACGACATATCCGATGTATGAAACCATGGCGTGCGCGTTCCGGATGGATGCGTATGCAGCTCTGGCGATCGTCCTGGCTTTCCGGCTGATCCTTAGCATGATCGACTTCCGGATGGTTGTCTTGTTCGGATGGAACTTGAAACCTAAGAAGTCAAGCGGGCGCTTGCTCAATATAAAGACCTGCCAGTTGTCCTTGACGGTCTGCTTCGTGGCTTTTACTTCGGCTTCGATGAATTCGAGAGCTTTGTGCAGTCGTCGTTTGCTTGAATCAAACAAGACCATGTCATCCACGTATCTCACGTTGTGCGCGGCTCCGGTTTTCTCGGCGACCTTGTGGTCGATGTCCTGAAAGAAAAAGTTACAGAACCATGGCGAGGTAAAGAGCCCGACCGGGATGCCTACCGCATCGGTCTTCGGCAGCAGTCTTTCGTGCGTGGCCATCGGCTGTTGAAAGCTCGCGATGATCCGATCTGCCAGGCGCAGGAACTTCTTATCTTTTATCTTGTGCTGCAGCTTCTTCCGGAGTTCTTCGTGGCTCATGGTTGGATAGCATTTCCGGACGTCCAGCTTCAGGACGTACTTGGTGTGCTTTGGATCCTTCCTGATCCACTTCTCGATCGCGGTCTTTGCTCCGTGCGTTCCTTTTCCTGGTACGCATCCGCAGCTGAATGGATAGGCGCTATGCAGAACGATCTGCTTGAAAATGCGAACGAATGCGTGATGCACACACTGATCTGGCCAGAATCGCGGGATCGCGATGTCTCTGGTCTTCTTCTGAATGCCATCGTTGATTCGTCGCATTGTGTACTTGGCCGGTATGAAGGTTTCCTCATCCAGCATCTTCTGCAGCTCCAGCGCGTGTCCATCGATGTCCTCCAGGACCTTCTGGACCTCTTTGCGCTTCCGCTTATGTCTCGCTGCGTCCTTGATCGCTTCCTTCAGGTTGTCGATGTCGCGGACGTGCTCGAATAAGTGACCGACTCGCTTCGTGTATTTGATTGGTGGTAGCTTGTCTTGCTTTTGTGTATCTTCCATGAATGGCTATCTCCTTTCAGACTCTCTTTGTTAGCCTCGCTGACTTTCCAGCTCCATTCCTGGCGTACTAACCAGCGCCATTCGCGGCCTATTTTTACCAAGGGGTAAGGAAGCGCACCTGCGGCATTATCTTAACGAATAATTCGATGATGCCATATAAAATCGAGAATCTAACAAAGTGGGCGACCGCCGATGTTCCAGTTCGTATTACCCGTACCGTTGTTACAGTTCCGGTAGAAAGGCCCGGCATTCGTACCGTTGTTCACGTTACCGCCAGAGATCACCAGCCGCGCGCAGTTACGCTCCCTGTGTTTAATTTTCTTTATTGGCAGCAGGCGCCTTCGTCTTTGCGCCTGCCTATTTTTCAGTTATGCTGCCGGTAGTTCCGGGGGATAAAGGTCCCCCGGTCCCCCTTTAAATGGCAGCCTTGCGGCAATGAGGGCGACCGCCGATGTGCCAGTACGTATGACCCGTACCGTTGCGACAGTGCCGGGAGAAAGGCCCGGCATCCGTACCGTTGTTCACGTCACCGCCAGAGAGCACCAGCGTTCCG